ACCTACCCTCGCGCCTCATTGCAAAGATTTTCCTATTCCGAACAATCTTTCGTGGCTCAGGTTGGGCATTTGCTAATGACCCTGACTTCATGCATGTATCTACCTCCACAGAATTTTGGGATGGAATGAATGAAAAGTTTTACAGAAAGTATTTTGCTCTTGACAAAAAGCATAAAGAGTGGATGGACATCGTTAGTCGAGGCCTTCCCCTTATTGGGCCTCTGGGCCGTCAATGGTCTTTCACTCTTAAGCGCGATCGCTATGGTAATCTCAAGTTACCGATCAACCAACTAGTCAATTACCCTGTTCAAGGTACTGGTGCAGACATCATGACCATTGCTCGTATCAGCGCCCATAAACGTATTCGGGCTGCTAACCTGCCATGTGACTTTGTTTCTACCGTACATGATTCCATTGTAGTTGACACCCACGAGGCTTACTTACAACCCATTGCCAAAATCTTTGATGAGGTCTTTGCTGATTTGCCAAAGAACATACACAAGATGTTTGGTTACCGATGGGAAGTTCCTATGGCTTGTGAATCTAAGTATGGCCCTAATATGCGTGATATGTCTAAACTAAAAGTTTGACAGAGTACTATTAGTGTGCTATAATATTAAGTATATAAACAAAGAAAATAAATGACAATTCAAATTCAAGTTATCGCTACAGCTATTGAAACTAAACCCACTGCTAAGGGTTCATACCAACAACTCGAACTTACATTCAAGAATCTAACCTTCCAAGGTAAGGTTGAGAGTAAAAAGATTATGAGTTTTGGTACTAATGCAAATGCATTCAAACTCCTGTCGAATGCACAAGCAGGTCAGGTATATGACGTAGAGGTAGTTAAGAATGCTCAAGGGTACAACGATTGGCCTACTGTCACTCTCAGTAACGGTGCTGCTCCTGCTAGCCCCGCTAAGTCGTCTACTCCTACCACCCCAACTAAAACCAACTATGAAACTACAGAAGAACGAGCGCAGCGGCAAATCCACATTGTTCGTCAATCTAATCTTAGTAGTGCTGTCGCTCTACTTACTACTGGTGCTAAGTCCCCTCCTAAGTCTAGTGAAGTGATTGCTACAGCAAAAGAGTTTGAGGCTTATGTCTTTGGTATGGAACCCGTAGATACAGGTCCAACAGGCTTTGATGATCTGCCCGATTTTAATGCTGAAGTTAATTGAAGCAGTATTAACCATTCTGCTGTTAGGCTCAATTGTGTATACCACAGGCTGGGTCTATCAGCAGAAACATAACATAGAACTAGCAGATAGGGAAACCCATCCTCTATGTAAGGACACACCCACCAAAACGGCGTGGGTGGCTTACAAGAATGGAAAACCTCGCTGCTTTCTAGAAAACAATAAATGGCCTAATAGGGCCCATGGAAGTAATATAGATGTTGGACAAGAATGACCACGGCTCTCATTGATGCGGACATAGTCTGTTACCGCTGCGCAGCCTCCTGTGAGAAACAAGGTGTAGTTGTTGAACCAGAGGCGATTGCACTTGCTCGTGTAGACGAGTTGATGCAGCGTATCATTCATGAAACAAATAGTGAGTTCTACTACCCTTACCTAACTGGTACAGGTAACTTCCGTTACAAGTATTATCCAGAGTATAAGGCCAACCGAGTTGATTCTGTTAAACCTGTTTACCTAGAAGCCTGTCGTGAATACCTTGTGACACAATGGAAGGCACAAGTATCCGAAGGTTGCGAAGCAGATGACCTAATGGCAATTGAGCAGACCAAGAACCCAGATGAAACCATCATCTGTACTATTGATAAAGATTTGCTCCAAGTTCCGGGACGGCATTACAACTTCGTTAAACAAGAGTTTATGACTGTGACTCCCAAAGAAGGATTGTTCAATTTCTATTGGCAGTTCATCATGGGAGATAGGGCAGACAACATCTTTGGGTTCGATGGATTGGCTAGAACAACTATCCCAAAGAAACTACAATGGTGGTATGACGAGATTCAGTTTGCATCACAGATGGGTACTGAGCGAGATATGTTTGACATTGTACGTGAGCAGTATAACGACGATGTTCGACTACTAGCCAACGGCATTTGTCTTTGGATGCAACGAGAACCAGAACAACTTTGGGAGTTTCCTAAATGATTAAACATGGACAAGCCCCTTACCTAGAATGTTCTTCTAAAGGAGATAAACGGTTTTCAGCTTTCTATGCTAAAGTAGAAAACAAAACTATAGAAGAGTTATATCAAGCAGCAAAGCAATTTGAAGACGGTTCCTTTGGCCTTAGCATAAAGGAAGCTAAAGGACGTAAAGCAATAAATCAAGACACTTGTTCTAAATACTACTCTTATTTATGGAACACATACATCCAAAACAATCCAGAACTTCTAGTTCCTTTAAAAGAAGCATCAGGACTGTCTGATATTTTTGGTGAACCGGGTCACTGCTGCCAAGCAACAGAGTTGTGGCGAATTAGAAATGAAACGTAAAACATGGAACTCAGGTAATTGGACAGAAGGAAGATTTAATTCCTTTGTCACATCTACCCTCCGAGCCGGTGCCCGACGATGGGCACCAAAATACGAAACCCTAAACGCAGCTAAAACAGAGAAAAAGATTAACGAAAAGACAGGACGTTTAGCACAACATTATCGCTGCGAACTCTGTCTAAAAGAATTCACTGCCAAGGACATGGAAGTTGACCACATCAAGCCTGTGGTTGATCCCTTAACTGGCTTTGAATCTTGGGATGTATTCATCAATCGTCTTTTCTGCGAAGCTGAGAACCTACAGGCCATTTGTAAACCGTGCCACAAGGTCAAAACACTAAAAGAAAAACAAGAGCGTAAGAATGCCACAAATAAATAAAAGCTTTGAAACAGAAGATGGACTCATTGTATTTAACGGTGAGGTTACTGATGAGGAGTTCGACTACATCATTGAGCTAGGTCTACTGCAACTCATTAAGAATGGAATGATAACTCCTCAAATCGTAATGGATAAGGAACTACATTGACTAAAGAAGAGAGGCTATTAGATCAAAGACAGAGACGTTTAGCTAATGGAAATAGCTACACTAAAAAGTATGAGAAGACTCCTAATGGCTTTCTTATGCGTTTATACAGAAACATGACAAGTCGTATTACAGGAGTACAGAAGCAAAAGCACCATTTATATATGGACAAAGAGCTTCTTCCTAAAGAGGTTTTCTATGCTTGGGCAAAAGGCCATCCTGACTTTTTAAAGATGTTCTCTGAATGGGAAGGCAGTGGTTATACACGTAAGCTAACTCCTACAGTTGATCGGAAAGAGTCTTCCATCGGATACACATTAAACAACATGCAGTGGTTGACACACTCTCAAAATTCCAGTAAAGGCGCACGATCCAAATATGGACACACCAATTCGCATCCTAGTTATTCCTGACTGTCAAGTAAAAGAAGGAGTTCCACTAGATCACTTAACTTGGGCAGGTAAAGCAATCTGTCACTATCGCCCAGACGTTGTTGTAAATTTAGGGGATTTTGGTGACATGCCCTCTTTATCTACACACGACCAACCCGGGTCTAAGTATTTTGAGGGCCTTCGTTATAACAAAGACATTGAGATTGTTAAAAAGGCTAATGCTATTTTATTGGCCCCTTTAAAAGAGCTACAAGAACGTCAGAAGAATAATAAAGAGAAAATCTATCGTCCTAGGAAGGTGATGCTTCTTGGCAATCACTGTAACCGCATTAACCGCGCAGTCAATAACAATCCAATGCTTGAGGGACTGATTTCCACAAAAGACTTTGAGTATGAGAAAGATTGGGAAGTGCATGACTTTCTCCATCCTGTTTTTATTAATGGAGTTGGCTTTAATCATTATTGGCCGACTGGGGCAATGGGACGCCCAGCATCAAGTGCACAGACTATTATAAATAAACTTCACATGTCGTGTGTCGCTGGGCATATGCAGGGCAAACAGGTTGCTTATGGGAAACGAGCTGACGGTAAACCACTTTGTGCTATCATTGCGGGTAGTTACTACTTACACGATGAGTCCTACATGGATCAACTGAGTAATAAGCACTGGCGTGGCCTTCTTGTATTGAATGAAGTAATTGACGGGCATTTTGATGAGATGTTTTTGTCTATTGAGTATCTAGAAAAGAAATATAAATGAAAACAGCAAACATTGAAGTAACATACATTAACCACTGTGGGGATGACTTATCGGTGGTTAATGCAGCTAGAGTTAGCTTCCATAAAGTGTCATCGGAGATGACTAGTGGAGATGAAAAGCTCATTAACTATCTTGCCAAGCACAAGCACTTTAGCCCATTCAACCATGCTTTCTTGTCCTTCCGAGTTAAGGCGCCCATCTTCGTTGCACGACAGCTTGTAAAACATCGTTTCATGCCTTGGAATGAAGTAAGCCGTCGATATGTAGATGATGAACCTGAGTTCTTCTTTCCAGAGAAGTGGAGGAAAAAAGCTGCGAATGTTAAACAAGGCAGTAGTGATGAGTCTTATGAAATGTTCTGGGATAAAGACCACCTAGAAGAATCCATACAATCTCTACTTAATCTTTATGGGCAGTTTACTAATAATGGGATGGCCCCAGAGCAAGCTCGTATGATTCTTCCTCAGAACATGATGACAGAATGGATTTGGTCAGGTACTCTTGGTGCTTTTTGTGACATGCTTCGACTTCGCCTAGACCCACACACTCAATATGAAAGTCAAATAGTAGCTAAGAAAGTATATGACGAAGTCGTCAAACTCTTCCCTGTCTCTGTTGGAGCGCTCTTGGACGGAGTCGTTCCCTCCACTTAACTTATATAATTTTCCAAATAAGATGTACAATAACGAAAAAGAAATCATCACACGTAGTGCTACTCTACCCAATATTCCAATCAGTACACGGCCTCTAACAGCAAATGATGTTCAACATGGCGGCGACCATTACAAGAAGTACGGTAATATACAACCATGGGATGTCATTACAGCATGGAATCTCGGATACCTAGAAGGTACTGCCCTTAAGTACATTGCACGATGGCGAGATAAGAACGGTATCGAAGACTTGAACAAGGCCATCCATTTCTTGCAAAAGGCAGTAGAAGTATATGCATCCCGAGGAACTTAAAGAACTAATCACTGCTAAACTAGATGTCACTGAGTTCCTTGACATTCTAGGTTATGACTTGTACGACATCATTGATAAGTTTGAGGAAGAAATACACGAACATGAAAGCACATTCGTGTCTGTTGTCACATGAAAAACACCAACAAGAACTCATTTCAGCCTGTAAATGAACAGCATTACAAGAAAGCCTACCTCTTGCGTCAAGTGATAGAGGAAGAGGCAGAGCAGGACATTAAAAACTATGACGGAACAGAAGAAGCCTACCCAGACCCTGAAGCCCCTAATCGACCCACGTAAGTGTCAAATGCACCGAATGTGGATGAAGAAAGGGCAGTGTGAGATCTGTCGTATGGAGCAGGATAAGCTGAATAGGCAATATGAAATCGAAGGAGGTAGTAATAAGCCTCCTGTCAAAATAGGGAAAATATGATTGAGGAATTCAGGGAATACTTTTACTATGACGATGGAAAACTCTTATGGAAGAAAGCTAAAGGTTCTCGTGGACAAATAGGAAACCGTTTTGGTAGTTTAGAACCCTCTGGCTATCGTCATGGTATGTTTAATAAAAAGATGTATCGAGAACATCAGATAATCTTTGCTCTACATTATGGAAATATTCCAGAATACATAGATCATAGAGATGGTAATAAATCAAACAATAAGATTGATAATTTACGTCCGGTAACACAAAAGCAAAATGGTATGAATGCCAAGCTGCGTGTAGACAATAAGACAGGACATAAAGGAATCTTGTTTGATTCAAATAGAAATAA